AAACTTTGGGTCATGTTGTGCAGCTTCACGCAAGGCCACGTCACAATTAAGCGCCGTGGCTGCGTAAGGATCATCTGATTTATGGATCCATTGGTAAATATCGCACAAGATATCTCTTTCGAGGGGCGCTCTCCAAACGTTACCTTCAAGCCGAAAACGGCGTTTAAGGAAACCAATCTCTTCGATCGTTTTGAAGCAGAAACTCTTACCTTTCTTATCTCCAGTTGTTATATCCAGTCCCAATTCTTGGACAATTGGGAGGATGTTTGAACCTGAAAACCATTCAAACTCTTTACTCACATTCTTAACGACATCATCACCATAGACGGCGATCTCTACATTATCGAAATAATCTTCGGCTGTTAGTCCTAAGTCATGCTGAATATTGTGATAATAAAAACAATACAACATTATCAAATCACCAATTACACTGTTCAATTCTGCTGTTATGGCACATCCACTTGATGTACCAGTAGTCTTAAAGACTAATCTATCTTTGACGATAATGTAATTGTATATTATTTCACGTATCAGCACTCGTCGGACCTTTGCATCCTCAGAATCATTATCGACTCTGTACCACGCATTGACTATGTCAACGAACGATTCGAAAAACTCAGGATGCAAAGAGGTATCCCAGTTCACATAGTCAAAATCCTCCCAATTATTACCAACACGGTGCAATCTCTGATACAAGGCTGTCCATCCAGTTCCAGGGTCGACACCCACGCAAGCCGCTAGTTGCCCAGCAGTCGCATGCATTGTCGCCACAAAAGTACCGAAGTACTTACGAACTAGCAAGTTATAATCCATCGGCATGCATATAAATACACGCGTCTTTCCAGCCAATATCTTTGAAAACACACGCGTTTCATCCTTGAGACACGCATAAGAGATAGATGGCACTCTTTCTCCCTTCTTAGCTTTATCTTCTCTGTACTGAACAGCGTCTCGGAGTTCTTGTTTCATTGTAAAAACATAACCCGATTCCGTTTCAGTCACATCAAACCACTTTCGCTTGCCAGGGGGATCCTGCGCCGTTATCTTTTTCATCCAGGGGTATCCAGGGGAGGTTCTGATATCAAATTGTCTCAAATAGGTCGAAATCCCATTCACCATATCATACTCATCGAGCACTTTACGTGGAATACCAACACAACACATAGCACCATATCTAATAGCCATAACTGCGGTACAAATCCTCAGTATAGCTCTATCAATGACACCAGTCTGTCGGTCATATCCCTCCATATTGCGCTTAATAACGGACTGCCCAACCAAAAGGCCAAGCCGTCCATCATTATCACTAAGTATGGCAGGCTCTCGAGTAACTTCCTCACGGCAATGTATCTTAGATGCCGTGATTTTTGTTTTAGGAGAAAGGGAAATCTGATTTTTCTTTGGCACTACTGCCACGTCCAAAACAGATTGCCCAAAACACGTGTGAGTAGTCACTTGTCCATCTATTTCTTCAATCACATTCTCTGCTTCACTGGGTCGCCCAATCTGTCGAGAACCAAACAACGGATACACAACATCAAACAAGACCTTTTCCAACTCTGGATCTTCAATAAGTCCTTTCCCAGC